TTAGTAGAACACTTGTCGAGCTGCCATAAATTGAAGTGCGAACATTTCAAATTCATCAATGGTGTCAAACTTAATCCATTGATTTCCCGTTGGTGTCTCGGCGTTAAAATTAATCGGTAATATCGTTCTGCCATGCTTTTCCGCAAGGTCTAAGCCTTGCTTGATGGCTGCGATACCGTTTTGCTGCGACTCGGTGAGGCTGACAAAAACGTCATTGATTTTTACACCTTGGCGTTTGAGGTAGCTAGACATCAACGATTTGTTGTCCAATTTCCACTGTTCAACATCAGCAACAAAAACGGGGCGCTCTTGTGCTTCTATGCCACGCAAACTTTTCAGCCATGCGTGTGAAGCTTCAAGTTCATGACGAGCAGCAAGTGCGACTTCGTAAGCATTCGGTAGTGTGCGGGATTGTTCGCCGCCATCACTATCAGTCTCGGTGACTATCTCGCGTTGCTCAGTAGGGTCTGAATTTTCAACAAGAAGGTATTGCTCATACCACTTGTCAGCCGCCTCTTGCTCAGAGTCGAGTGTCAGTAAGTAAAGCTCGATAAACTTATCTACAACTGCAATCGGTTTGTTGGCTGACATAACACGTTTAATGTCTTCCAGTGATTTACTCTCAGCTTGTGTCACTTCAAGCACGTTGTCTTCCGCGTTGTACTTATACGTATTTATCATTTGCTATCGCTCGCTATAAAAATATGGAAGTGCTACGCGCTTCTGACCAGCGCTTACAGACTGTCCGTTATCATCGGTTACCACGCTTTCGCCGTTTACAATTGTAAAATCGTTGGTATCGCCCCAATCGCTGTTGTACTTGAGTTCTTTATAGATAAATTGAAGATACAACTGCCCGTTGTCGTGTGTGAGATACGTCAGCACTTTAGCGGCGGGTATATCAACCATTCTTCCCGCCATATCAAAACCGTCATGTTTGGGCTTTCCTGTGCCTGCTGTTTGCCACGCGCCACTATAAGTATCAATTTGATGCGAAGTAATGGATTTAGACTCGTTAATTGCCCATGCACCTGAATACTTGCCTACTTTGTCGATGCAAGATTTCAGTAGTAGACCGCCAACATTGTTGACTGACGAAACAAGTAAATTGGCATCACCTACGGCCAAGACTTCATCGTTATTTGCAACGTCAAGGAACTTGGCTTGTGTTTGATAATGGTAAAAAGCGATTTGATGGCTAGCGAACTTATCTTGTGCTTCATTTGACACTGTATCAACGCCAAAACCGCCGCTAATCCAGGTCGCGCCGTTGTCGCTGGTGTACTGTCGAGTGTACGCGGTCAAGACCTTTTCACTCAGTTTAGCCTTGGTGCTATTGTTCGGGATAAATGGCAACCATTGCCCAGCAATGCCATCCCAACCTTTAGCATCTAACATTGCTTTGATTTTGGTGGGGTCACCAACAATATCTGTGTGTGTTGGTTGGTTTGATTTTACCGTGAAATTGCGATGATGCGCGACTCTTGTGTTTTGTGACCTGGCATAAGAGATATTTGTATATAGCTCAATTCCGTTAGGCGCAACACCTGTAATAGTAGCTTTTACGTATTCCCCTGATGCGGTTTCAATCCATAACCAATCATCAACCTTGTATGAGTTGTTATTGGCAACATACACTGATGTTGCCGCGCCGTTAGCGGTGCCAGTATTGACATCAAATTTAATTAAAAAAGGGACACTCTGATACCCGCGAATCTCAGCAGATAGCGCTTTTTGTTCATATCGTGTTAGTAAGTCGTATAAGTTCGGCTTGTACGCTGATACTCGCAAATCGATAACATCTTCTGAATAAATGGCATCATAGAACTTACCGTCATCTCTTCCTGATAAGTTAGAGGCGATTCTTCCCCAGGTACCCCAAGCGCTATTGCCATTGTCGGTAAAGCATTCTGAAACATCGCTTGTCCAATTTTGTTGCCACCAAAATGCTGAACTGGCACCATCATTAGATACTGACCTGTTAGCACCACTGGGGTTATATGCACCATGGTATGCACCTTTATTTCTGCGCTGCACCAAGGGAATAGGCATTGCAAACCCTAGAGCATTGTGTGCTTTGCTTGATTGATTGGCTCTGTAAGCAAAGTGCCCTAAATCTAAACTCTCTGTACCACTGGCATTATTGGTGATAAACCCCAAAAAATTGCGTCCGGTTCCTAAATCAGCCGCACTGTCACCACTACCTTGGGGTTGTACATACCAACTGCCTGACCCCAAACCAAATGCTAATTCCGCGCTAGTGTTCAAACGCTGAGTACCCTTGAACAACTAACGAATTGCTTAGCGCGACCGATTGCCATGAACTTACGCCGTACTGCACGTTGCCAAGCGGGTACACTACGTCTTTATCGCTTATTTTTTCGTGCCACACTTCTAATAAAATTAAGTCTTGTCGGGTTAGCACAGAATTAGACAGTGATGTGCCACCATCAACTATTGCAGCGGCTAAGTCGGCGTAGCGTGTGCCATCGTTTTTATCTAGACCATCGGGTGCATTTGGTAATCGCACTTCGTTATGAAAAAGATTTTCGGAAACATAGACGCTCATTCCGTTGATGTTGAAAATTGGGTAGTTAGAGCGGCTAGTGCCAACACCATCTGAACCGCGCCCTAAGTAAACAACATTGCTGTTTGTCGGTATAGTGTTCAGACCGTCGTTTACTTGTCTTGACGCAGACGGGTTATTTAGACCCGCTTCAATAAACCCACTTCCCGCATATTGATTTTTACGCGTTTCAGACAGCGCAAAAAACTCCGCTTTAGTCATCGCTTGCACGCTACCCACCAGCGACGCCGCTTGTGCATTAAGTGCATTGGTTGTCTTTTTTAAATGCTCAATCGTTGGCCCAACATGCTTGCCACCGCTAAGCAATGGCGTTTCTTTAGCTGCATTATCTTCGGTAAGCTGCTCAGACAACAGTTTACCGACATTACTCGTAAACTCACTTGCCGCTTTAAAGTCTTGGCCTGTTTTGGCGAGCGCATCAAAGCCGATTTGCACTCGCGCTTTGGCGTTTGACACATTGCCATAACCCCACGGTGACTCAAGCGTAATAGTGCCACTATCGTCACCGCCAATGACAGGAATATCAGCAGCGTAGTTATCAACAGTGATAACCGAACTTTTTAAGATTTTAGATAGACCCGCAGGGGCATTCGATACGTTTATCACCGTATCACCTGCATTGACTGATACGGAATTTAAACTAATGACTGACATTGAATAATTCGCTCCGGTTATTATTAATAAAGATTGACTGAAATGGATTCTGCGGCAGACAAAATCATGACACCAATGGTTACGTCTTTGGGTACATACGCCTCACCCACACTATTAATCTTTCGCATTTTTAAATATGCCTTGCCGCCTTGATTAGCGGGGATTTCTGCCCACAACGGTTGCGTCATCAATCCACTCGTATTTGTCACAAAAGCAGTTGATGAAAAATCGCCAGAGATATATCCAGTGACTTGCGTATTGTTCGAATAAATATTGAACGTGTCGATTCTAAGTAGTCGTCTAAAAGGCTGCGCGGGAATATCCACTGATAAAATCGTGGTGGCAGTAATTGATAGGTTTTTATTGGCCGCAGTTGTAACAAACTGGCCGTCAGTAATATCGCCTTGAATATTCTGGGCGTAAGTTTTTCCGGTGATGTAAAGGTCGTTACCGTCAAAATATAAATGACGGCTTTAATGCGGTTTGCTCAGTAACAAAGCCTTGCTGCACCATCAATTGGCAGGCCACCACCACTTGCTGCAATGCAGTTGCATACTTGCTGGTATCTTTGGCGGTCATTTCTGGGAACTCGATAGACGCTTGATATATTTCATGATCAAAGTCTGGTTCACGGCCATTGATTGCCAGTTCGTGTTGGCGAAGCGCATAGATAACCAGATCAAACAAAATCGCTTGATAAACGTTTTGGCGCATCGTCAGCATTTTTAAGGTTGGCTCGCTCATGCTTTCGCCAGTAGCGCGATTCACATCACCGCCGCCGCCAAACCAGTGTTCGGGAATGGTTTTACCGCCCAGTACATGGTTGCGTAGTAAACGCCCTAGCTTGTCGGTGTCTTCACTGTTTAAGTTCGGGCTTTCTGCTTTCCACACTTCGTTTTCATTGTGCACGCGCACTGCGTTTGGCCCTGGCGTTTGAATTTCCTTGGCGCGTTTTTTTACTTCGTCTTCATCGGCACCAGTTAAAGTGACATCCCACAAAAACAGGCGCATAAAGTCGGCGCGCTCTGCTTCGCCAAATAAAAATTCGTCGTAAAGGTCGAGGAAATCGGCCGACGCTTGTAGGTCAGACTTACCACGGCCACAGACCAGCAAGCTGTTAATGTTGCAGTAGTAGATATCACCATCGGCAAAGCTTTCTCTAATTTGCTGGGTACGCTGAGTAAACAAAGTTTCAGGGCCATTAATGATGACACGGTAACGCTTGTAATTGCCTTTGGTATCACGCTTGGTGATAACGCCAATCGGTTGTTCTTCGTTGTCTGGGTCAAAAATAACGGTTTCAACTTTGCTATTGGCTAAGGTGTTCATTTGCACCGCACCGTTAAATTCATTGATGTATAACGGCCAGAATTGCTCACCAAAAATTGCCAGCTCGCGAAAACGCTTTTCGAGTTTGACCTTAAAGTTGTTAATTGGGTTATTGATAAACTGGTCAATAATGCTTTGGTAGTATTCTTCTGGGTGGGTGATTTTTACCCCTTCAGCCAGAATATAAGCCAGCGGCAGTTCAATGATGCGGTTAGCCAGCTGGTTAGATTCCCATAGCTTGTATGAGACTTTACGCATGCGCTCTTGCGCCATCGGCGACAAGTTGCGCTCGCTGTCTTCACTAATGCGCCGGAAACCTTGTTCAATTTCATTATCGACGGTAACGCCGTATGACTCTCTTACCGTGACTTCTTGTTCAGTTTGTTCATCTGTTTCGGTAGTGCTTTGCTCTGCATTTTTGCCACCAAACCAAGTGCTAGGCTTATTCCAACTCATAACGGCACCAATACCTTGTTCATAAATTATTTATAAACTCCACAGCGGCGATTACTTTAGGCAAAAGTAACATTGCGTGGCTTTTTCGTTAAAAACGCTTAAATCGCCGCTCAGGGCGTTTAAGCCATTTTTCTAATTGCAGGCTAATACCTGTTGTTTAATACCCGAATGCGTCGCTTCATTAACCGTGCAGGGGTAAACAAGTCTTTGTGGCTAACGCTACTATCATCGACTGTTGCACCGGCAGCGGGTTCGCCTTCCGTCCAAGACGCTTTAATGGCCATCGCTAAACCCACGGCAAAATCACCATGGCGCTGTCTGCCATCGCTGCCTTTGCTTGAACCTTTTTCAATTTTCGGCGTGCCGTTGATTACTTTGATGCAGCTCATGTCATTTAAAATGTCTTCGTGCTGCGGTATCTCTAGCATTAAATCTTCAAGGTCAGCTTTTAGCTTGGGCATCCACTCTCGATACCAAGAGTCGTTTAACATCACCTGATCAACTCTCGTTGAGCCGTAACGTTCTGCCGCTGCTTCAGCTAAGAAGCCACCGTTACCTGTAGCATCAAACGCTAGCCCTTTAAGGCGCGGTAAGTTGTCACAGATATAAAACATTAACTCGCGCTGCGCTTCGTAAGTTAATTGGCTAAGCTCAACCAGAAATGGCACCCGTTTAGAAAGAGCTTTGTTAATAGTTAGCGGAACAAATACTGACAAATCGCCTTTGCGGGCAAAGTCTTCACCAAAGCAGTGAGATAGTGATTTATCCAACTTGGCCAAGTGAGGCTTTAATAGGTCTTTCCATTCTTGGATTTGAATGCGTTTATGTTCGGCTGACCAATCTAAGAAGTCACTTGGCGCGCTAATACGGATAATTGGAATATCCGCTTTCATAGCGTGCTCAATAAGCACGCGCGGAATATAAACACCGTTACCGTGCTTAGGTACACAGTAATATTCTTCTAGGGCATCCTCTTTGCTAAATGTGTCTTTGAGTAAACCTGCAATCCAATCCTTTTGTTTTTCTGGCGTCCAAGATTTACCTTGCCGGTTACATTCGCGAAAGTACAAGCCCTCGTTACAAGCATCTTCGATTGTGATGCGGTGTATAGAGTAATCCTTCTTTCCCGCTCTTGATTGTTTGATTAGCTCATTGAATTGACTGTGTTCACCATTATGGGTGCTGATCAATCGAATCTTACCGCCCAACATTTTTAGTGCTAATGCAGCTTTGAGAACTTCTGCTAGGTTGTCATGAAATGCTGCTTCGTCGATTGTTACGTTACCTTGTCGGCCACGCAGTACGCCGGGATTAGAACTTAGCGCTTGAATTTTGAAACCAGAGGCAAAGTAGATAGCAAATACCTGAACCTCTTTATTTTCTTTGCCACCATCAATAAATATTTCTTCGCGAACTTCACTGGCAGCGGCTGAGTATGCTTTTGCCCATAAGGCGCAGCATTCAATAAATTCACGCGCCATTTCCTTAGTAGTACCCAGATAGAAATGGTTAGTACCACCTGCATTTTTGGCGCGACTAGCGTATGAAACAGCATCTGCCGCTTCGCCGTAGGTCAAACCAATCCGACGGGACTTCTCACCAATTTTTAGATCTGAGTCGTCAGCTATCCAGCGTTTTTGGTAGCCGTGCAATAAATCGGTTGGGTCATAAAGAATAAATAGCGGCAGACCACCAAAGCGCTCTTCAATTGTGTCGCACAAATCAAGCGCTTTAACATAGGCGTTAAAAGCTCTGGTGTTTTCCGCAACCAGCGCAGACTGCTCTTGTTCGCAGGCGATCATTGCACCATACCCAATAAGGTTTCGCGGAATAACTTAGCACCTTCTGCGGTTGCCCCTTGCATCAGTGCAGTTTTTTCAATCTCTTCAGCTGCCTCTTCAGCAAATGCCTTCTTAATTTCTTTTTCACGCTTCATAGTAAGCATGGCTGCACTTTCTAATCGTTGCAGCGCAAGAGCCAACGCGTTAATGGTTTTGGCATCAAGCACCATATCTGGATCGGCATTGGCTTGCATGAGCAATTTAAAGTGTTGGGTTCGTAGCATTTCCAGCAACAGCTGCGCGGTTTCACCTGTTGGCTTTTCGCCGAACTGTGCCACCCAAGCTTCTGTCGCTTCACGCATAGCACGCACTTCTGCACCCACAGCTTCCATTTCCATTGAGTAACGGCTTAACCCAGAGCGGCTAATTTTCTTCTCGTCACCTAAACCTTGTTCGCTAATTCGCTCGTTGATTGCCGCCAAGATATCTGCTTGTGAGTAGCTTTTATCACGCAGTAAGGCGTCTAGCTCTTTTTTTAAGGCTTCGGGCAACAAGTCTATTTTTGATGCTTTACCGCGCTTCTTTGGTTGGTTGTCTTGCATCATAGCTAGGCACTCGGACGTTTAACGCCATCCACAAAAGATTTGCCGTGTGCTACGTCTTGACCACGACTAGTTAGTGTTGCATTCATAATGTCGTGAACAGTATCGACTGTTACCAAGCCTTGCTCTTCCAGCCAACGCAAATTAGTGCGTACCTGATCGCGGCTCATAATGTTGTGAAATGCTTCGCAGGTGTCTTGGATCATGCTGTCATTACTACGATATCCCAGCGCTTCTAAAGCACGTAAAATTGACAGTCGATGGTGCTGATTTTTAATATCTTGTAGAGCCATGGCGCTATCCTTTAATTTCATTTTCAACAAGCATGTTGACTTGGTTATTGATGTTGGCCAGCAAGGTTTGCACACCTTCAAGCGAGCCTTTCAGCTCGCCAATGTCCTTTTCTAACTGGTGAAAATCTTTGCTGCTCGGTAAGTCTTTTAATTGGGTTTCAATAGTGGTTACCCGATTGGCCAGCTTGGTGTGCTCGTCTTTCTCGCAGTAGGTTTGTTCTAATGTACTGACACGTGCTTTCAAATCGCTATGCTCTTTTCGCTTAACAAACACCAGCATCATGACAAAGACAATGGCAGCAAAAGCAGCAGACAGCACAAACTGAATGATTTTGAAGTGTTCGTTAAGCCATTCCATTGCTATCTCCGCGCTTGGCGCTTATCAAAGTCTTCTTGGCAGTCGATACAACGCAGTGTGTGTGGTGCAGCCAACAAGCGATTGGTGTTGATCTCAATATCGCAATCAAGACAATAGCGGCGGCCATCTTGTGCCATAGTTTGTGAATAACTGGCTTGGCTAGCCGCAGTACTATTTGCTCTCGCTCGTTTTAACGCTGCTTTACGATGTTGCTCTTCCAGCTGCTGAGCGCGGTCAAATGCGTCACCCATTTACTACTCCTTAAATGGCGTTACTGGTGTTTTGGGGAAATATTTAGCTGCGAATTGGCAGCTGCATCTTTTTGCTTACTGCCTAGGCTTGAGCCAAAGAAAAAGGCAGTCACTGCTTGGCGTTCGTCAAAGAGCTTTTGCATGGCCATGCCAATGGCATTGCAGACAATTGCCAGTAGTGCTGCGTTGTCTTTAAAGTAAAAAACCACCAAGCAATTAGCGATTACCAGCAGCAATACTACGGGTAAATTCCAGCGCATAATGCCTTTGGCAATCTGGTCTGCTTGGCTGTGGTGAGCTTTGTACATATCACGTGCATCACTGCGATCAGCAAAAGCTGCCATCAACAACTCATGCTTTTGTTCTTGTAAGCGCTTATCGAGTTGATAGCGATATTCCGTGTTTTGCTCTAGTGAAATTAAGGCCACTTTGGGGCTAGATGCGCCGGTAATATCAAGCGCCGCTTCAACCACTTTACCCGCCAAATTCACCGCTTGGTTATCTGAGCTAGTAAGTTTGTCAATCACCCAGTCGTCTACATCAAGTAACTTGGCAATACCTAGTGCAATTGCAGTGATACTCATACGTTGTTTCCCTTTTTAACTCTTTTATTTGCTGCTTTAGTAAATTGGCATATGTGGCAATAAGCGGAAACTTCTTTACCTTTGTATTCGATATGGACAAATTCATGTTTACAGAAATAGCGCTGTATAACTTTTGTTATTGCCCAGCGACCAAAACAAAAGCCAGCTGCAAAGACTCCAACAGCACCTGCAATTGATAGCCAAACCAGTAAACTTAAAACTTCCAACTCTACAAACATGATTTCTCTCGCTGCTGCTTAGCGCGTTTAATCGCATGGTGAATATCCACTAAACTGACACTCTGCCAACCGCGCATAAACTGGTTACGTTGCTCTGGCCTAAGGTAAATGCACTGCACTTCAATTGGTTTGTTATCCAGTGCGTGGTAAACCTCGGCGCGCAGCCTAGCGCGGCGACCTTCGCGAATACGTTCTTCAGAGCGCAGCGCCATGGCTTACTTCAAATTAAAAATGGTGATTTCGCGCTGGCCGTCTTGGTTGCCTTCGGTTGTCACTGGCCGGGTATCAAAGTGCAGCCAGCCTAGTGTTTGCTCAGCATTTTCCATGGTGGTGATATGCGGAAATTGATGCGGGTGCATCAAGATATATTCCTGCATTTCAACGGCGCTATAGTTTTTTGATTTGACATCAAAGGCACGACCAAATTTATGCTGGCTGAGCTTGGCACCGATTGGGCAATCAGGATGGCGAAAGCCGGAATACTTATAGCCGCCACCGAATACCCAATCGTTAACCGTTAACAGTCCAAACTGTTCGCGCAGCGCAACTAAGCTAGCGAGTGCTTTTTCTGATAAAAACCACCAGCAGCGCTGGCCATATTGGTTAAAAGTTTCTGGGTCAACCAGTTCTTCAATGCGGAAAAAAGGAATAGATTTAGCCATATTACCTGCACCTTATTGGCCCATTTAACTGGATAATCGGGCGCTAAAAACAAAACATGCTGCCAGTTTGGCAGCATGTCTAAGGGCTTGGTAATAAACTAAATTAGTAAAGTTTTAGGTAAGTTTTACAGGGTGTTGTCGGCTAGGCATTTGGCTTATTTAGGCGCTCAGCAATATGGGTAAGCTGAAGTAAAATACAAGCGAGCAGTAGGCCCAATACACTAAAGCTTAACGATGAATATAAAACGCTGGTTTCGATTGCGCTATTGCTTTTAGTTACACCGCGCAGCAGCGCACCAAAAGGCTTAACCATAGTAAATAAACTCACCAAAATTACCAAGTAGGCAATTAACTTACTAAACATGGCGCTAAACGATACGTTGTCTTCTGCTTGATTTAACTCGTTTAGTGATTCATCAGCGTTAACTTGGGTGTCCGTTGTCGTTGTCATAAACGTTTTTCCTTGTGTTGTTAATGTTGGTATTAAGAGTGTTGTTTTAATAGTTTGGTTGGAAAGTTAATGGCGATCTCGCTAAAGCCATCGTCTGTGCCAAATGACATTTGGCCCAGCTCTGCCGATATTTGCTTAATTAGCCATAACGGCTGTGGCAAGTAACGTTTTTGCTTGCGTGTTAGCTGCTTGATATCGGTTACCAGCCGCACTTGGTAATTGTTTTTGTCGCTAGTGATATAAAGCTCGGCCATTGTACTAGTTCAGACTTGATCTGACAGTTACCCGTTTTTCAATCGGTGACTGTCAGTTTAGATTTGAGCTAAATTCTTCTCAGCCCAAATCGATTTTCCATCAAGTAATGTTTCAAGTGGCGTTCTGCCACAGCACATTTTGCCCTGATGAGTTCGATCATTATTGTAATAAACCATCCATTCGTCCAGATCCTTTTGTAATTCCTCTAACGAGCCATAGAGCCTCTTACGGAACGTAACCTGATAAAACTCCTGCAATATTGTTTTGTGGAAACGTTCACAGATACCATTTGTCTGCGGTGACATCGCTTTCGTTTTTGTATGATCGATATCATTTATTGCTAGATAAAGCTGGTAATCATGATGTTCAACCTTGCCACAATACTCAGTGCCTCGGTCTGTGAGAATGCGTAACATTGGTAGCTCGTGCTGCTCGAAGTAAGGCAAAACCTTGTCGTTGAGTATGTCAGCAGCAGTGATTGGCGTTTTCGTTGTGTAGAGCTTGGCAAATGCAACCTTGCTGTAAGTATCAACGAACGTCTGCTGGTAGATACGGCCAACACCTTTTAGATTACCCACATAAAACGTGTCCTGTGAGCCTAGGTAGCCCGGATGAGCCGTTTCTATCTCGCCACAAGCTTCATCATCGTTCTTTTTCTTCTCAAGTGCAGCAACTTGAGCATCGGTGAGAATGATGCCGTCGTTAGCGACTTTCTCTTCAAGCGCTTTCAGCCGTTTTTTGAAGTTTTCTAAGTCATGGCGCAACCAGATTGAACGCACGCCACTGGCAGATACAAATACGCCTTGCTTACGAAGTTCATTGCTGGTTCTGACTTGGCCGTGCGCGGGGTATTCAATGGCATAATCCATTACTGCTTTTTCGGTTTTTTCATCAACACGATTTTTTATATTTGGTTTTCGGCGGGACTTATCAATAAGCGCATCAATGCCGCCATCTTCAGCCAGCTCTTGATAACGATAAAATGTATCTCGTGATACGCCCATCACTTTGCAAGCTCTGGATACATTACCAAGTTCTTCAGCTAGGTTGAGCAAACCTGCTTTGTGTTTAATGATTGGATTGTTAGTATGAAGCAT